ATGCGCTTTGTGAGTGCAAGAATGGAAGCATCGTTGATGCCTTGGTCGCAAATTGACCATAGCTTATTTCTGTCAAAGAACCAAAGGGCGCTTTCAATAGCCAGTTCACCAGCCACAAGATCAGGGTTATCCATGACATCAGGGCGGTCAATATAATCCGAAAACGCTTTGAAATTGTCATGCCCAGTCAATTGTAAAAATCCGCGCCCGCGAAATTTCCACCCCATGCCGCTGCTTTCCGGGCCATTGCCCATGCGGTTTGCATAGACCCGGTTGGCAATCTTTTGCGGCTGGCGCTCATATTGGCGGGCCAGAGCATCAGTTGGAAAATATTTGCCAAAGATGCCGCGCAGACCCTTTGCGCCATAGTTGAGGTTTTCGCTGGTGGCTTTCCAGTTTCCACTCTCATGGGCGCACTGCGCAAAGAAATGCGCAGCACGGTTGTTGTTAAGTTTGTAATAGGCGGCTGCGGCCTTGAGGGTTCCCGGCCCCCAAGCGCCATCAGCAGTCACGCCAATCTTTTTTTGCAGTTCTACTAGGCTCATCGTCCGGCACTCCGCCAATCAGGAAAGTCATTTTCATCAACCACGCCATCGCCATTGGCATCATAGCGCAGGTCTCCGCGATATTTCTCCCAAGGTTCCATCTCATCGTCATCATCGTCATCATCAACCACATCAGTCAACTCAAGTTCTGTGACGGCAGCGACAGGTGTTGGGTCTGGCTGCGGGGCAGGAGGCGGTGCAATTGGTTCCGGCTGCGGCTCAGGGTCATCACGATCCTCAGGCGGCGGCGGAGCAAGTTCACCCTTCATACCCATCAGGGTTGCATAAGAGCCAGCGACAGCACCGACAACCGAGGTCATCACATAGCTGAGGAGGCCAAAAACATCCTTATTGTCGATGATTTCATTCGACACAAACAGGCCAACAATCATCGCGCAGGTGATGGCAATAATGACAAAAGCCATCGTCTTTGCCGCCAACAAGAGCGCCTTGATGCGGGCCTCTAAAAGTTTATCATCCATTTTTAGTCCTTTCCGGCCAGCGGGTTTGCCAGCGTCTTTTGAATGCGCTCATTGGTTTGCGCTTCCAACTCTTTGATACGGCGCTGCTGCTCTTGGTCTTGCTGACGCAATTGATCAATCACCGCCCGCTGCATTGCCATGTTTTGAGCATCGCTGCTCCTAACGCTATTGGAAACAGCGTCAACAGTCTGGCGAGTTCCACTCACGCTGCTGCTGATGCTGCCCGTCATGTAATTTAAGGCTTCGCTGTTAATCTTGGTCAGCCGTTCAACGCTTGTCACCCGCTCATCAAGAACAGAAATGCGCCCTTCAATACCAGACAGGTCAGGCGGCACATAAGCCGCTGTGACTTCCTGCATGGTCAGGAATTGCTGATAGACTTGAAAGCCAGCCCAGAGGCCACCAAGGATCGTTGAAAAGGCGGCAAAGATAATTGCAATCTTGCCGCTGCTCAGGCCACCAATGTTGAAGCTGAAACCGCTTTCATCAAAGGAAACCTTGGGTTCTTTTTCGTCATCTGTATTGGACATCAGTCATCTCCTGCCATTTGGCGTTGTTTGATTGGGTCATCCGATACATCTCAAAGTTAGCGTCTCTGAGGCGACGATTGCGGTAAATATCACGCACCGCATAAAAATCAGGTCTGTCTTGCAATGAGACCTGACCATAAGCCGAGAAGCCGGGGACGCTTGCCATCGCTTCCATTTTCTCAGCGTCAGGATTGTTGCTTTGCCCGCCTTGCTGATCAGTGCCTTGGCTCATGGCATTGGAAACAGAAAACGAGCCGCCAGACATATTGAGCGCCTCAATGGTGTTGGCAACAGATGATGGGCTGGCACTGTTGGTGGCAGATGATGCGATCTCTACTCCCTGACCGCCAGAGAAAGCCGTTGAGGGGCCTTGGGCCACAAACCCGCCACCAGACAGCGCAGATGCCCCAAATTGGCCTGTAGGCCCTGCCATTGCCATAAAAACTGGCGCTTCCTGCATTAACTGCTGGCTGTCTTGTGCTGGCGCATTGGCAGATAGGGCGGCAACCTGCTCAGGAGATAGGCGCTCAGCTTGTGGCTCTACGGCAGCAACACTGACGGCAGCAGCAGTTGTTTCGGCTGCAATGGCCTCCGCAACCTGCTCAGCAACGCTTTCTGTCACCTCCTCAGCGGCAGCCGTCTCAATTTCCTGCTCAGGCTCAACCACCGTTGCGGCGGCCAGTTCGATTTGTTCGGCAGGTGCATCCTCAACATAGGAGGCTTGAATTGTGGCAATGACAGGCGATGTCACAACATCAACCGGGGAAACAATCGGCGGCGGGCAGCTTGGTTCAAGCGGTGTGACCGTGCAATCAATTTGCGCGGTAGGTGCAATCCACCTCAGCAGACCAGATTGGTTCTGCATAAACTGCGGGTCTCGCCCATAGAAAAGCTGGATGTTGTCGCCAGCCTCAGGGCCAGTGATGCCAACCGTGGCTGTGTGACCGCGCAAAGCAAGCTGACCAAAATTAAATTGAATGTCACCGCCGCTGAAAAGGCTCACCTCAATGGTTTGTTGATTGTTTGAGCCATATTCAAAGGTTCCATACCAGCCGACAAGGAATGATCCATTATCCCGGCGATAATATGGGTTGCCAGTGTAACTGATAAGGTCAGTCCAAAAGCCATAAATGGTGTTGCGCGGTGCATCCTCCAAAGGCATCCCATTGCAGCAAAGGTTGGATGCCGTGCTAAATGAGATTGTGCCATTTGAGGACACCCATGCGCTTGAAAACGTCTGGCCCCAATAGATGAAGTCAAAGCCCAAATCCAACTGCACCGAATTGTCATCACCCAGATTTAGCGGGGTCATGGTTGTTGGTGCGCCGATAATTGTTGGCGGCAGCGGTTGAGGCTCATAAGTCTGAGCATAGGCAGGACTTGCCAGCAGCAGGGCCAATGCCAGCCGCCGCATTTTACTTGTCCTTAGCGTCCGGGCGCTTGTCAGCATTCTCAGTCCAAGCGTCAGTTGCCTGAGCGCCAATCAGACCCATGAATGGGCATGGTGTGCCAGCCATTTCCATTGAACGGAAAACCCGCTCATCCTGACAAAGCAGAGAGACGGCGGCAACGCGCATCCCCATGTCATAGAGCGTCTTTGACAGCTTCATGCGTTCGCAGTTCTGATCGCGGACAGTGCGGCCAGCCGACAAGCCGATGATTTGCGTCTGCACCGCGCCTGATTGCCCAGTGGTGCAAAGGTCTTGGCTATAGGACATCATGCTTGGCGCGATGGCGCTTGGCGGCGGTGACTTGATGTTCTGATCAATCACCTGCCGAGAGACGTTCTCGCTATAGCTGGTGGACTTGCTATCGCTGAGATTGACGTTGTTGTTCTGGTTGACGTTCGTGTTGTTGGTGGTCGCATTGGAGTTGCTGTTGACCGTCGAATTGGACACATCGTTATTATAATTGTGGTTTGAGTTTGAGTTCACCGATGTGCTGGCAGAGGTGTTCTGGTTGATATTGGTCATCGTGCCAGAGTTGATGTTCTGGTTGACGTTCGTGGTCGCCGCCGTGGTCTGATTGATATTCGTGACCGTGCCAGAATTGACGTTCTGGTTGATGTTGGTGTTGGTGTTGGTGCTGGTGCTGGCCGAAGTGTTATTGTTGTTGTTCGTGTTTGTGCTGGTGGCCGTGCTGTTGGTGGTGGTGTCATAGACATAGTTGGTGGTCTGAGCCGCCACCATGCTTGACCAAGCAACTGCAACTAAAACCCAATAACGCTTAATCATGGTCTGTCTGCCTTATTATCCAATTTGTCCTCAATCCGGCGAAGGTGCATCATCACCTCATCAAACTTTTTGTCTATGGCCGCGAATTTTTCATCACCAAAGCCAAGCCGTGCCTCAAGAAGCGTCAGCTTGTTGGTTAGGTTTACCCAAACAGTGATCAGCGCCCCAATAAAGCTGAGGGCGGTAATGACAAAGCCAAGGATGGTGAAAAGGGTGTTGGTGTCCATTATGCTGTTCCGGTGTTGCTAAGTTCAACTCTCCAATAGCGTGTCACGCCACCAGCAACGGAATTTACCGTAAATACAGAAACCCGTGGAGTTGAAGTTGGATTTGGCAAGGTGAATGTAATTGATGTTGAGGAGCCTCCATTGGAAACATTAGCGGTTCCAGCGGTGCTGCCCGTCCTTGTCCAATTCCAAACAGCACTTTGAGAGCAAGTAATTGTTACAGTTGCAGGCGAGCCTGATGTTTCATCAGATAAAACAACGGGAGCGCCAGCAGATGTTCCACCATTAGGAGACCATGTTGGCCCAGATGATTTCCCATAAAGATTGCTCATGGCAATTGCACCAGTTGAGACCCCGGCCAATGTCCGCACCGCCGTCTCACCAAGTGATGTTGTCGCAGTTGATGCGCGCCCAAGTTCAACGCTGACTTGAGACATTGAAATTGCGCCTGAGGCAGGAAGCGTCATTAGATTGCTCCGTATGCGGTGCTGTCACCCTTGGCCGTGAAATTGCCGCTGCTATCAAGAACGGCAATTGTGGTGCCGTTATATTTGAAAAGCAGGTTTGTTCCTGACTGCTCAACCACAAAGTTTGATGAGGCAAAGCGCGCAGCGTTCGTGGCATTGGTTGCGTTCGTAGCGTTTGTGGCATTCGTGGCACTTGATGCGCTGGTTGCGCTCGTTGCCGTTGCGGCATTGCCAGAAATGCTAATGCCCCATGTGCCGCTTGCATTTGCGCCAGTGGTGGATGGAGCGCCAACGCTGTTATAGCTTATGGTGCGCGCAGCCGAGCCGTTAAACGTGCCACCCGGCGCTGCGCCATCGCCGCCGCTGCTGAGCGTAATTGCGGAAGCCGTTGCGTTTGCCGTGGTCGCTGTGGTCGCCGTGGTTGCGCTGCTTGCTGTTCCAGCGTTGCCAGTGACGTTGATGTTCCAAGTTCCGCTTGCGTTTCCGCCAGTAGTTGAAGGGACGCCAAGATTGGTGCGCGCACCAGCCGCATCAGATGCGCCAGTGCCGCCATTCGCAACCGCAAGATCAGTGCCGCTCCATACGTCATTGTTGATGGTGCTTGCGACAGCCAAGGAGCCAAGGCCCAAAGCTGTCCGAGCGCCAGATGCGCTGTTGGCACCCGTGCCACCATTGACGATTGCCACAACGCCAGAGACGTTATTGGCAATGACATTCCAGTTGCCGCTGGCATTGGAACCATCAGCGCGGGAAAGTGCGCGCCCGCCGACAGTCGCGCCGTCATGCACATGGATAGTGTCAACTGTTGTGTTGACCGTGATTTCACCCTCAACCCCAGTAAAACTGGCGTGTTGAGTGGCTGTCCCACGGCGGATTTTGACCTGCTTGCTCATGCGATAAAACCCCAATCATCGGTTTCTGTGTGGACTGTATCAATTCCGTCCCAATCTTCATAGCCACTTGAGAAGCCAGCGACATAATCAGCCATGCTTTGCAGCGTCACTGAGAATGCGCTGGCGCTGCCATAGAATGCTGCTGCCTTGCTGTTGAAGGCTTCTGCGCCATCGTTGCGCATAGGGCTTGCGTTGACGGACGGAATAACTGGCCGCGCAGGGTCAACAATGACGGGATGCGCGGGGTCGATCTCTCCATCCATCCAAGTGCAAACTGTGTTTGCATCAGAGATGAACGGATTGAATGTTGCCAATAGGTCATCAATCGCATCAGCCAATGGCTGTCCAGAAATGACTAAAGCGTTTGGCGGCTCATTGATAAAATGCGTCACCGAGACAGGCGATGATCCAGTGATCGGCCCAAGGTCGCCCCAATTATATGGATCAAACTTTGCTGCATTTAGATAGGTGGCAATGCTGGTGCATTCCGTTGCGAAGCCATCTTGAGCGTCAAGGAAAGCAAGGCTCTCAGTGACAAAGTTTGTCGGATCGCCCAGCCGCGAAGGCGAGACGGGAAGCGCGGTGATTGTGCCGATAGCCATTAAATCAACCCCTCCACCGAAAGTGAGCATTCTGAGATTGATGGGCCTGATAGCACAATTGAGAAGTCACGGTAATAGCCAAGAACGATTGTTTCGCTGCGCGCTTCATCTCCAATGTAAACAACAGGAGTGGTGCGGACGGATGCAAGAAAACGAGTGAAGGTGCTGACATCGCTGGTCTCAACCGTCACATCGTAATCTGCGCGCTTGCTATATGCGCGCTGCACGATGGTCACGTTGCCAAAGTCATCAATATTTTTTACCGAATAATCCTTGATGCCAACACTGGTGCCAAAGTTTGTAACGGCCAAAGCGTTTTGCTGGCCGATAATCATTTCTCCGCACGATGCGACACCAGCCCCAGCGTCCACAATAAGCTGGAATGATGCCCCAGAATAATTTGGGATGTTAAGGAATGCCACTTCGCTTGCCCCAGTTTCAGTGATTGGGGCAAAGAAATAATTATAGAAGCTGTTTATGGCGCTAAAATCGGCAAGGCTGATCGTGCTGTCATAGACAATCGTGCCGCCAGAGTTGCGCACAATAAGCTGCGCGCTTGAGCCATCCACCTCAAAAAGCACAACTGAATTGCAAACCGTGGCAGGGGTGATCTTGACATCAATGGTGCCGGAATTTGTGGTGCCTGATCCAACCGAAATATCAAACATCTTGAAACGGTTTGTGGCGCTGACAAAAAGCCAAGTTGGGTTGGCAGCAGCAGCGCCAACATCAGGGCGATCAGTGGTTGATGTTGCAACCACCTCATAGATTTTATGATCATAAATGCGGCGGGTGCCAAGCGTATAGGTTCCCGCCGTCCATGCCGGATAATCAGTCTCAGCAATATTTGTCGTAGTCAGGTTTGATGCCGTGACCGTGACGGGTTTAATAATAATCACTTGCGTCCTCCCGAATGTCAGGCAGCCCGTCACCATCCCACCTGTCCATCAACTCATAAGATTTCCCGGTGTTCTTGGCGATTTGATATAGGGCATTATACAAGTCGCCGCGCATATTGCTAATGGCATCAGCAGTTTGGCCGCTCGTTGCGGTGTTGGTCTGGTTGCCATCAAAGATCATACCAGCGCCAGCGGTGTTGATCTCAGCGTTGCTGGCAGCCTGTGCGCCCAGCGTTTCAGCAAGGCTGGATGACAGCCAAGCGCGGATGCGGGCAACTTCAAGAGCAGAGCCAGCCGAGCCAATCGTTGCCTCTTCAATGGATCGGCTGAGTTCTGGCAGCTTACCAAGGGCGTCAAGGTTGCCAGTGCGCGCCTGAGCGGTCAGGGTCGCAAACTGAGCCTTGAGTAGCACTGAGGATGATGATGCGTTGATCCCGCGCAGACGGTTGATCTCATCAGTGACCGTCTTGGTCACATCGGTGAGGGTCTCCATATATTTCTGCATAGCATCGGCTGCATCCTGCGCAGCCTTGGCCTCAGCAGCAGCAGCGTCCTGAGCAGCCTTTGCGGCAGCAGCATCCGCTTCTGCCTTAGCTTGCGCGGCCCAGATTTGCTCTTTGAGGCCGCGAAGGGTTGCGTCCATGCCATCAAGTTCAAGTTTGCGGCGCATGGCAAGAGCCTCAACAGCAAAGCCCTGAGCCTCAAGAAGCTGAATTTCCAGTTCGCGGCGGTCTGCGGCCAGCTTGTTTGCGGCCTCAAGTTGCTTTGCTTGCTCCTCAGCAAGAGCCTTGGTGGCAGCAGCAGCCTCATCGGCAGCGCGCTTAGCATCAAGGGCAGCCCAGATTTGCTCCTGCAATCCCCTTAGGCTTTCATCCATCGCAGCAAGTTCAATCTTGCGCCGCTCTGCCAATGCACCGCTGGCATCGCCAAGTGCTTCCATCAAATCAATCTCAAGGCTGCGGCGGTCATCAGCAAGCACCTTGGCAGCCTCAGCCGCCATCTTTGCCTCCTCAGCGGCCTTAGCCTGAGCGTCTGCCAGTTCTTGTGTAGCCTTGGCTGCATCCTCAGCAGACCAAACCTGCTGCTGCAATGCGCGAAGCCCAGCATCCATGCTTTCCAGTTCAAGCTGACGGCGCGCAGCCAGAGCGTCAGCCGCATTGCCTTGCGCCTCCATCAACTGAATTTCTAGTTCACGGCGGGGCTTATTGGCTTCAAAAATGGCTTTGGCTTGCTTGATGGCAAACAGTTCTTCAAGGCGCGCATAATCCTCAGCGGATGCGCCAGCTTCATCAAAGACAGCCTTTAGCTTTGCCATCTCAGCGGACAACTCATCAAGGCTTGCACCAAGCGGGTCAGTTTCCTTTTTCAAGTCCTTAAACACTTGGTCAAACTTGAGCGCCTTTTGCACTTGCGTGTTGAGGTCTGAGCCAGCCTTAATGAGCGTCTGAGCGCCCGCGCTGATGCCAGTGACGATGCCCTGTTGAATGGCAAGCTGTGTGACATAGGCAACGGCAGCCGCTTGGTCTTGGCCGAAGTTCATCACGCCAGCGCCCTTGGTGCGGCCAGCCCCAGTTGGGTCAACCACAAAGTCCTTTTTGCGCTGGCCGATGGACAGCTTCACATTGCCGCCCAAGGTGCCTCCAAGCTGCTCAGCAATGCCTTCAAGGGATTTAATCAGCCCGCCAGCCATCTTGTCGGCAACGCCCTTTAGCGCGGCATTGTTGCCGCCAAGGGTCTTTTGCATGGCACCGCCAGCAATTTGCGTCAGAGTGGCCGTTCCGGTCTTAGTTTTGGTGAGCAAGCCGCCAACAAGTCCACCAAGCAAGCCGCCAGCGATTGCGCCAAGAGGCCCAGCAAGAGACCCAAGGGCCTTGCCAAAGACCTTGCCGCCGATGTCCTGCAATCCCTTGGTCAAAAACTCTTTACCAAGCGCGCCACCGATAGCACCACCAACAGCGCCACCAGCACCGCCGCCAACCATGCTGCCAATTTTAGCATTGGCAAGGACACCCGGCAGCGCATCAAGAAAGCCGCTGAATGCCTCCTTGGTCTTTTCGGGAAACTCATCAAACATGGTCTTGAGATTTTTCTCAAGATCAGGCGCAGCGATGCGGATTTCATTGCCAAGGTTTTGCAGGAATGAGCCAGCGCCACCAAAGAGGTCATCAGTCAGACCGATCAGGCTGCCCATCGTTTTCTTAAATTCTTCTGCCTCTTTTTGCTGCTTATCAAAGACGCTGTTTTTGTTGATAATCTTGGTCTGCAAATCAAAATATTCTTGCCAAGCAGCGTTCACATCAGTGATGCCATCAGCCATAGCCTTTGCCTTGAATGTCTCTTTTTCAAGTTCCAAGGCACGGCGCGCGCGGGCTTCGCCAGTGAGGCCGATCAATTCCAATTCATTCTGCAATGGCTTGATGATGTTATTTTGGAAGTCTTTGCCAGCTTGGTTGCGGGTCGCTTGTTCCCAAGCAGCGCCAGCGGCCAGAATTTTCAAACCAAGCAGCGCAGTTGGTGCAGCGGCAGCAGCGGCGGCAATATCCAGCTTTTTGATCTCAATGGCGGTCTTGCCGATCCGCGCAGTCTCTTTGTCTAGGCTTTCAATGAATTGCTCAGACTGCTTTACCCGCTGCTCAAAGAGTTTTTGCTCCTCAGACTTCTTTTCGGCAGCAGCCTTCTTCTGTTTGCGCTCCTCATCAAGCCGCCCTTTGGCAACCTTGATGCTATTGGCATTCCACCTGTCCAAAAATTCGCCAGCGTCAGCGTATGCGTCCGTATATGCTTTGCCGATGGCCTCACCAGCTTTTTGCGCGGCACCAGCATTCTCATTCGCCATCTGAGCAAATTTGACGGGGCTGAGCAGTGGCTTGCCAGCAAGATCATTGATGGCCTCAACAATGTTGTTGACCAAGAAATTGACAGCACCGATTGACGCATTCACCGCTTGGACAAAAAGGTCACTAAGGACAGCCGGAAAACTAGACCAGATAATTTTGACAGCGGCAAAGGTTCCAGCAAATGCCGCATAGATGACCTTCGCGGCCTTAATGGCAAATTGACCAGCTTGATCCATCCAGCCTTTGAGCGTGTCAAAAACAGCGCCAAGGTTGAGGCCCTCATAAATGGTCATCCAAAGACCCTTGATGGTGTCCATCGTGGTCACTGACGCACCACCAGCCTTGTCAATCTGTTCCGCTGTCATGCCCATTGATTTGGCATATGCTTCCACTTCACCAGACTTGTCGAATTGCTCAGAGATGAGCGCAAAGCCAGCCGTCATGGTTGCGGCAGCGGCAACAACAGCAAGAATGATCGCGGTCACTGGTGCAAATGCAGTCGCCGTGGCAGCGCCAGCAGCAGTGGATGCGGCAGCAGCTTCCATTTCTGCAACAGAAAGCACCTGAGCAGTGACGGCAGCCTCAGCCTGAGCAGCAGCAAGCCGAGCCTGACCAGCGGCCCGCCTATCCGTGGCAGCCTGAGCAGCGGTTGCCGTAGTTGCGCTTTGATACTGAGCGGCTGCCAGTGCCAATTCAGCCTCAGCGGCAACAACTGCCTCAGCAGCTTGTGAATTGAGGCCACGAAAACGTGATGCGGTTGCCGTTGCTGATGCTGCTGCTGCATCAAGCTGCGCATCAGAGGTGACTTTAAGCAACCCGATCATGGAAAGCAGAGCGATGCCAAATTGCTTGGTGGACATCCCTGACTGCATCATAATGCCGCTGATCTGGCTCCCCTGTTGGACAAAGGCTGTCAGAGGGTTGGCACCAGAGGCAAGCTGCACTCCCAAATCTTGAAACTGGAATGCAAGGTTAGTGATTTGATGGCTGGCAAGCTGTCCTGTCTGTCCGACAGCGCGCATGGCATTGGCAGCAGCGGTCTGAGCAGCAGCGCCCTGAGCAATGACAGTATTCATGCCATTGATCGCAACAGAGGTGCGCGATGCGGCAGCGCCAACACTGCGCACATTTGTCTCAGCACCAGTGGCAGCCGCACCCATGCTGTTCAAACTTTGTGATGCAGCCGTGACATCACGACTATCAACTGAAATTCTCAGATTAGCTAAGTCTGCCACGCGCAATGTCCTATGAAGCCCGATGCGTTATCGCTCACCGAGCCTCATAGCACAAGATTATTTGCGTGTCTTTGCGTTGATTTGATTTGCCCAATCAGACATCGCATTTGAAATTTTGACCCTGCGCTCCTCCGTCATAATGTTGGGGTCAACCCAAGGCGGTGGAGTATTAGGCTCAACAGACTGCGATAACATCGCTGCATATTCGCGGGAAAGCTGGCGGACTGCCTTGGCTTCCCAAGGTTTCAGCTTGACGTTTTGGTTTGACATCCATGCTGCCAAATCAGTTTCATCAATTGCTTTATGCCCACCCATCCCTGTGGCGCTAGAGGGGCCTACCTCAAAAAGAATTTCAATGAGGTAAGCCCCAGCCCCCAGCGTTGGCATGGCGTCTGACTTAGTTTCCCTTCGCGGGCGCTTGGCCTTTGACGGGATTGTATTAAGCCAAGCCGCTTGCCTGACGAATGTGGTCAGTTGCTCAAGAGTTTGCGCGAAAAAAGTTCGAGCGGTCTGCTACAAATTCCTGCACCTGTTCCTTGATCCAAGCCCATTCACCATAGACCTTGCGGACATTATCAGGGGTGCATTCAAGCGCAGCGCCGTCCAGCGTGAAGCCTGTCCAGCCAGTTGTAAGCTGCACAAGATCATCAATGCCGTCCTCAGCCAGTTTCTCAGCGTCAAGATCAACGGCGCGCTTGCCTTTTGAAATGCGGTTTAGCGCAGCCTGTTGCTTGCCAAGTTGAATTTTCCGATAGACCTTGCTGTCCTGACCAAGCAGGGTGATGGTCATGCCGGGAATGATCTCTTCGTTCTCAGGATGCACAACCTCAAGGATCGCGCCGTCATCAGCCTTAACAGGCTTGAGAGAATTTAGGTCAAAAGTCATTTTACACCTCATCCGAAATGCACCCGATAAATGGTCTCCCCTGCCGTGGTCGGATGCAGCCACGGCAGGGAAGTTCTTAGGTGTTAGGCGCTAACCTTAACAACCGAGTTGTCAATTTCAAGCGTCACTTCTGCCATCGTGATGGCGTCAGCATTGCCAACATTGGTCTTGAACGACATCACCTGAGCGGTGAAATACTGAATGTCGCCATTGACCAAAGCAACCTTGACTGAGACAAGCGCGCTTGCACCAGCAGCGGCGCTGCCCTTGGTTTGCAAAATGGTCTGACCAGCATCAGTCTCAGAAAGAGCCATCGTCAGCGTGACAGAACCATAGTTCAAGGAACCACGGCGCTTGGCAACAATACCCGTCTTAAGTGGCGTGTGAGTTGCAAGAGCAGCCTCAGCACCAAAAGCGGGCAGGTCGGCCAGTTCACCGCAAGCAGACCACGTTAGGGCAGCAAAGCCAGTTGCGTCATAGGTGGACGGGGCAGTTGCGGACACCGAAACAATGGTGCCAACCGAAGAAACAACGTCAGACATAATAAACCTCCATGCATGGGTAGTTTGAGTGGATTATCACAATTTTACATTCAAGTCACGCTAACGCATACGCCTTTCAGCGCGATTGATAGCGAGGCGCACCATACCATTTGGTGCTTGATCTGACCATTGCTCAAATTCTAATCGAGAAATGTAGGGCAGATTGTTTGTTATCCAAAAGATATTGCCAGTTGCCTGACCGATTGCAGCCTGACCTTTGAAAATAGCATCAGTTGATCCGGCGCTTTCTTTTGGGGCGGTTATCCCGCTGCCACTGTCAGCATTGAAACTAATTGTCCCGCTTTGCGGTGTCCCGATGCTGCAAAGCCAATTTGCCCTTGCCCGCCCAGTATCAACTGGCGTGTTGAGGACAATATCTTTGAGAAGGTCAAGGCAAATGGTTCTGACATAAGTGTCAGCATCCTGCCCAACCCGCTCTGCAAATTTTTTCATATCCAGAGAAAATGTTGTCACGCGAAAGCCCTATAGGTCACGCTGACAGGAATGACCCATCTGTCACCTGAGACAAATGCAGCGTTTTGAGTGGTGCGTTGGATCGTCACGGTCACATCGTCATAGGTCAGCCTGTCACCGCGCTGGAATGCAGCAGCGACATCATCGGCAGCCGATCTGGCGGGGCCTTTGTTTCCATCCATCGGCGCATAGACCAACACCTGATAAACGCCACCAAACTCATCCGATGCTGCGCTTGAAACGCCAACAGGGATAGTGTCGCCTGTCAGGAGGCTTTCGCTGAGATAAATGACGCCAGCAGTGGGCGTGAATTTTGAGTTTTCCCAATGGGTCGGCAAACCAACCGTATTTAATTGGGTGGCAAGGGCCGCACTAATTTTGCTGTTAATCATCAAGGCGCTCCACAATCTGCATATCAATGGCCACCTTCTTACCATTTTCAAGCAAGATGACATAGGCGATAATCCCGCCTTTAGTGTCATGCAGGACGCTATCTAAAATTCCAGTGTCCCATTGGGAGGGAAACCAAACCCGTTCCCCAATGGCAATCATCAGTTTGCCCTTAGTTGGCAGATGTAAATGACATCAGCGCCAGAAAGGCGGATCGGCTGCACATCCATGATCCGATAGGTTTTGGCGTCAACGGTTGCGAGGCATCCAACCTCAGGCCGATCAGCAATCAATTCCAGAATGAGGCGGACATCACCAGCCAGAATGTTGGTGCCGTCAACGTCCTTTTTCTTATATTCTGATGGATAGCCATTGGCCGTATAGTCCACGTTAGCGGCTGGCGTCTCAGCCTCACCTGTGATGGGGTCTGTGGCACCGCCGCCAACAAATGTGATGGTCACTGGCTCACCCTTGGCAGCCAGCAGCTTTGAGGCTGTCAGGGCAATGCTGCTCATGTGCGAGTTACCGACACCTGAGAAAAGCCGCCATCACCAGATGATTTGAGATAGGCAGCCAGCATCTTGTTGACGAATGGATAGCGTTGAGCAGGGTCAGAATAGTCCTGATACTCAATCTCAATCACATCCACCTTTTCACGTTTCACCCGCTGGCCTTGATCGGCAATCAGCGTCTCACCAGCGGCAGCGCGCAGAGCCATCTCAATGCAAGCCTTGATGACAGGCTGAGGCACGATATTGCTATCAAGCAGAAACCGATCAACATAGGCGCTGATCCGAGGCCATGACAGTGCTTGGGTCTGTGTGACCCTATCGCCCTTCCATGCGTCCCGATATGTGGCCTCAAGATAGTCAGTGGCTTTGATGAGGGCTTGCTGCTTGGCACTGGTATCTAAACCAGACCAACCAGCGATGCCCCGCTCTGCAACGTAGTCATCGGCAGCAGCTACACTTGCATAACTATTGGAGTTTTGAAGCCCCGCTCCTGTCTCAACTACGAATGCCATTGACTACTCCTTGCGAGGCCGTCCGCGCTTGCTGACTTCCTCATCACCAGAAACCTCATCAGCCTCAACCTCAACCTCAACAGGTTCGGCGGCTGCTTCGACTTCCTCTACCACTTCCTGCACCTCATCGGCAACGACAGGCTCAGGGGCAGGTGCATTTTCTTCCTCAACCTCAACGTCGAGTTCCTCATGCAGTGGAGTGCCGGGTGGTGCAAAGATCGCATCAATGATTTTGTAACCCTTGGCTTGCAATTTTGCTTTGCGGGCAGGGTTAATCGGATGTGGCTCATAAATAATTTTCATTGCTCAACTCCTATTGAGAAAAGCCGCTGGCAGGGACTTCCAATCCGCCAGCGGCTTTATCTTAGGTCTTAGCTTGCAGCGTTGCCAACAGCCATAACACCAGCAGTGTGCTTGATGGAGGTGGCAACCTTGTCCCAGTTAGAACCAGTTGCAAGTTCAGCATCCGTTGGCGATTTGCCGCCGTTTGCCACATCCCAAGTGTAACCCTTAAGGGCAACGCCAAAGGTGTAATCAACCTGCATCGTGGTTTCGATACGGGTCTGACCGTTGTTGGTCTGGATGTTGCTGATGACATCGCCGCCATCATAAACAACAGCAGCGCCATCAACGAGGCCAAGGACGCGCAGCTTGTTTGGAGTGCCAGCAACATAAAGGGCAGGGGCATCAGTTACGATGACCGGACGGCCCAGAATGTCCACAACCTGCACGTTTTGTGCAACGAAAAGCTGACCAGCGTTCGTGATGTTCTGCGAAATCAGCTTGTGATATGCAGAGCCGTTCATCACGTTGGCAACAATCGCTTGGCTGCTATCGCCAAACAGTGCGTGAGCAGCGTTCATGGCGCTGTAGCTGATGCCAGCCGAAGCTGAAACGTCATTGGTTGTGGCAGCGCCTTGGTTGGCAATGGCAGCGCAAAGCGCAGCAATAGCCGTGTTAAGCTGGTCAGCCAGAAGAGCCTCAGCAAAGTTGCGCGATGCAACTTCGATGCCTTCGCTCGTTGGCTTCTGCAACCAAGTCAACTGACCCGGCTCAAAGCGGATGGGGCCGAAACCACCAGCAACCTTGACACCGCTTGCCTGTAGCTGCGTCAGGTCAGTGGCCGTGGCCGATGCCTGAGACGCATAACGGTCAACCCGGCGCTGTGCCGAGTGGATTGCTGCAAAGAAACTCTGCTGCAAAAAGTCACCGTCAAAGCCCGAAGTGGTCAGGCGGATGGCACCGTTCGAGGCACCGTTAAACTTATCAACCATCTGACCGAGGGTTTCGATGGTGGCTGGCATGATGTATTCGTTGAATACCTGCATCTGCGAAAGCGACATAACTTAAATCCTTATTCTGCTAGGTTAGGGAACATTTGTTTAATTGCATTAACCCGCTGCGTTTTGTCGCCTCCAAGGTTGCCCTTGGGAGCCATAGACTGCTGCTGTCCGTTGCCCCCAGCCGCGCCACCGCCAGAGTTGGCAGGTGCCGAAATGAAGTGCTTGCCTTCATCGCTAGAAGCCCATTCCGCAACAGCGTCAACGAGCGGCTTATCAGCCATGAGCGCAGAATAGTTGCCATCCTCAGCTTTGATCTGCGCTTGATTGCGCAGCATTGCCTTGGCGGCACTCATAAACTCAGAGCGGACACCAACTTTGACGAGAGCATCAGTCAGCCCATTGTCGATCAGATAAGACTGCAAAGCACCATCCTTGGTAGTCAGGTCTTTTTGCAACTGATCAATCGTCTTTGCGCTTTCCTTAGACGCCTTTGCCAAGTCAGCCTTCAACCCTTCAACCTCTGATTGAAGTGCTGCATAATCTGCTGGATCAATCTCAGCACCCAAAGCCTTGGCCTTGGCTGCCTTGTTTTCGTTCAACAGTTCACGATTTTTAGTCGATAAGACTTCAATCGCCGCTTCAAGTTCTGCAATCCGATCTTCACTCATGTTCTATCCTCTGGATAATCCACCCCTCAGGGGCTTCTTGTGTCCCTCAGGGACGGTTTTGCCCCTCAGGGGCGGGTTTGCCCCTCAGGGGCGCTAAGTTGTTCCGGCTCAGCCTTCGCAACCATTATGAGCATCATAACATGAAAATGTATAAATGCTAATCTCTGTTTAACAATCAGCTTCAATGCCGCTGCTTACACAATCGGTTCAATGTCTCCATCATATAATGGGTCATTAACAATGCGCGCAACGCCATCCATCAGCATCATGACATCATCCCATTCCTCAGGTGGAATTTTGGTGAAAATTTCCTCCATCAAATCCAGATCGCTTTGCATCAGGGCGCTGCCCTTGCTGGACAAGATTTCTTGCGCTTGATCAATTGGCTTGGTCATTAAGCAACTCCTCAATAAGTTTGATTGCGTCAGGGTCAACCAAGTCACGTTTTCCCATCATATAAAGGGCAAAGTTTTCAGCGAACCACTCATAGCCATCAGTGGTTGAGTATTTTGACGCTTGCTTGTCCCGCTCAGATTTTGATTTTTTTGCCCAGATGTGGACAAGCCTTTTTTCAATCGGCGGTGCTTCTGATCTGCGCGATGTGGTTTTGCCATACATCTGATGGAGATGGTGAGCAAATTCATGAAACAAGACGCTTCGCGCGCGATCAACGCCATTGTCCATATAATGCTCAACGCCAAATGGTCGCTTTTCAACGTCATCACCCGGCTTCCAACTGCTTGGCAGGACATTGTTTCGCCTGTTGAGTTGGAGGATTTTGGAGTTCTTGTTCACCTCAGCGGCCAGCTTGTTATATTCTTTGACAACAGCGGACTTCTCTAGCCAAAGCTGGCTATATTCTGGCGATGCGCGGGATACCGAGCGCAGTTGTTCATCAATAGCATCCAAGCGGCTGCTGTAACCTCTGAGGGTTGCCCTGAGGGCGTCATTGGCATCCTCAAGACGCGCAATCACGCTTGCACCTGATTTTTCGCCAACATTCGCTGCATAGCTGGTGAAATATTGAGGGTTTAGGAACATGATCCCATCACCCATTGATCCAACAGTGTTGCTGCTTTTTGTGGTCTTAAAGCCACGGAGTTTTGGCAATCCAAAGCGGGCCGCAAGATCATCCAATTCTGGCTTGAGAGCCACAAACATGGACATTGCTTCATCACTAAATGCGGTGCTGAGGTTTGATTTGCCTATATCGTCTTGCTTGATGCCACGATAAACGATGCGGCTTTCTGTCAAATATGCGGGGTCAGCAGCGCCAAGAGCGAATTGCGCGGTCAGAATTTTCTGCGCTTCCTTGCGCGGGATAACCTTGATGGTGTCAGCGTTCACCTCAGGATTAAATGCTGGTGCATTCACAATGCGCTTAGGCGGCTGCTGAGGCTCTATCGTTGGCTTCGCAGCAACAGATGCGGCACCATACTGGCTGCGCAGTTCCGCAAGCGTCAGCGGATTGCCACGTTGATCAAGAAGCTGGTTGAGCGTGATTTTGCCAGAGCGCCACAACTCTGCACGGCCTTTGCCGAGCATCTGGTCAGCAAACTCTGGTGGCTTGCTCCTCAGGAATGCGTCAAAGGTCAGGTCAGCCGCAACATATCCGTCCATGCTGGCACGGGTTGATGGCTCCACATTATCCTTGATGCGTCCGTTGCTCAGTTCCTCAAAGGACTTTGTGATCGGGATGAATGTTGAGCGGCAATTCCAATGCGCTGGCGGGCCACCATTCCAAGGGATTTTGTGCTTGATGGGCTTGAAGTCTGGATATGTCCAAGTTTTGCCTGAGCGCACAATGCAGATGTCAGAGGTGCGGCTGTCCAGAGTGGAGACCCATTGCACCGCCTTGATGATGTCAGCATTGGCCTCAAGCGATGCAAGGCGCGCATCCTTGGCAACGGTCTGCACGGCAGTGCGGGTGATCGCCATTGCGTCACGGCGGCTCTTGGCAATTGGCTCACCACCCTTGTCGCCAATGCCCATGATTGACTTGGCAATCTGAGCATTGGTCTGGCCGAGCGAAACGCCATTCTTGACCGTTCGCTCAACGTCAAAACGGGTGCTTTCATTGAGGCGGGAAAACCAGTTCCCGATGGTCGCGCCTTGGACAAGGCTGCCCTGCGCAATGCTCTCAAGTGCTGAGATGGGTGGCAGGACAGCATCAATGCCGACACTTGCCATCGCATCCCGAAAAAACTCAGCCTCAGCGACACCAAGTTCCGCAAGATCGGGAGCCTTGATGTCGATGACGGCCTTTAGTTCGGCAACGGCCTTGTCCAGCCGCTTGCCTTGATATTCTGACAACTCCTTGCCCTTCAACTGCTTTTCAAGCGCAGCCGCAATGGCATCAAGCTGCTTATTAAGCTGGACGCTTTGCCCAGCTATCACCCGCTCTAAGAGCAGTTGCCTGATGACTGACAGGTCAAGGAGTTTGTCAGAAACATTCATCAATTGGGTTTTTCAATTTGCGCCTGTGCTTGAGCCATGACGTTGCGAATAACCGGGTCAGAAACCCGATGAGGCAATTCGCCCAATGCGCGGAAAATGAGGTTGGTATCATCAACCGACAGGGTAAAATTCAGCATAGGCGGCTGTTGCGGCTGCTGCTGCGCTTCATCAAACTTGTCCAATTCTTCATTCATATTTTGCATCCTTTTGCATGGTTAAATTATGCGTTTTCTTCCCACGGGAAATGACCGTCAGTCACTTCCTGAGTTGGAACCTTCTTTTCGTTAATCTGGCGCATGATGGTTGCGTCAACGTGGTCTTTGTAACCATCAACCACAACACCCTCAATCCAGCCAAGAACCTGCGCCTCAGTCAGATTGTCGTAAGAGGTGAAGTTCTCAGGATCAATCTGAGCAGGGTCAAATGGGGTCGCGCCGTTAAACGTGCCATCAAGGCCGTCCTCATCGGTGCCTGTGCAAGTCCATTGGGTCTGGACGATGACGCCAGACAAGCCATCAACGTCAGCTTTTTTGAGGGACTTCAATGCCCAAGTGTAGGTGAGCGCCATGTCATTTACTCCTTATGTTTGCTTCAAGGGTTTCTACCTTGTTTGTGAGTTCTTTAATAGCCTCAATCAACAAAGGCACGATGCGAGAATAATCCACGGTCAGATAATCCTCACCACTTTTTGATTTGATGGTGCCATCCTCAGCAACATCATAGTCAAACGGCGCAAGGTGAACAGCCTCAGGCAACACTGCTTGGACAGCCTGAGCCGATACACCAACCTGCTGCCGATCATTGGCATAACCAACAGAGCGGGCAGTTTCGTTCTCAACATAGGTAAAGCCTTCAAGTGAGGCCACCTTTCCAAGAGCATCTGTGATTGTGCCTGTCTTGGTCTTTAAACGATCATCCGAATAATAGGCAGTGATGTTGCCAGCGCAAGCAGCGTCACGCGATGCACCAAAGACATAGAAGTTGTCATTCAGCGCAGAGCCAGACCAGTTGTTGATGCGGAAATCATTGCCCACGGCAAAAATGCTGACGTTGCCGCCATTGTCCGTTGAGCCGTCTGTAGTGAATGCGATTTTGCGGCTGTTGCCATCAATCCACAAATCACCAGCGGCCCAGAAAACACCCTGATAGACGGCAGAAGCGCCACCAAGCGCAATTGATGACAGGCGAGATGTGCCATTCGGGTTGGCATAATAGCTTGTGTCATCACGGTCATAAAAAATAGGAGACCTGACATCATTGCTGCCAGTTGTAAAAATACGATCCCATGCTTGCCATCCGCCAGATTGGACGCGACGAACATAAAATTCATTTGCGCTCCAAAATTGGTGAGCAATTTGGAAGCCATAACGGTCAGTCCCGCCCCAACTGTTACCCATGCAGTTTATCCAGTTATACCATTCTGCATTTGGCGCGCCAGTTGGAGACATCGCAAAATAGAAACCAGACGGGTCGGCCAGCGAGTTCATGTTGCCGGAGTTAGTTGAGCGGCCTTGCTCGCTATCGCCCTTTACCACGTTCCCGCCAGCTACGTTTAGGACATTGATGTTTGTCGTGCTGTGCGGGTCAACATAATAGGCGCTGTTGTCACGATCATACATGATCGGCGCTTGAAAGCTGCTTAAGAAAAGAATGCCTCCGCTTGGGGCGTTCAAATACATATTATAGCTATCAGTCATGCCAAATGCGGCACTGCGTCCGCTGCTTGTCGATGAAAATGTCATCGCTGCGGAGCCATCAGTAATGGTTAAGCCGCGCAGATTTGAGGTGCTGGCTGCATCAATATAATAACCAGTATTGTTGCTGTCATAAAATATGGGTGCGCGCCATGATGCGCCATTTTCGCCATAAACATTCAAATATGCGTAGCCGCTATCAAACAGCTTAAACTCAGGCCCATTTGCATTAAATAACGACACATAGTCGCTATAACGGCCAACAAAATCCAATGTGTCGCCACGAAAGCGGATGCCACTTTCCACTCCACCAGAGGCAACAGTGATATTGCTCAGCTTAGACCTGCTTGCGGGGTCTAGGTAAAATCCGGTGTTGTTGCTATCGTAAAAGATAGGTGCGCGGAAATCACCAGTTGCGGTGAAAGTAGCGCCACTTGGAGCATCAGCCCAGCCAGCATAAATCTTTGACCATGCTGACCACGTTCCACCTTCTTTGAACCGCACAGATGGATATGGCAGCCCGCCAATCGCAGCGCGAGGCCAATAAAACTGACTTGCGTAACCGTCAAAACCATAATTATTGCCAAGGCCAAGCGTCATGCCATAATATTGGGATGCGCCTGAAATTGCTGGCCCATTGGTGGCACCTTGAAGGTATCGAAACCCAAAATCACCAACCAGATTTGCATCTGTGTAAGTGCTATGTGCATTGTTCATGTTGTTGAACGTAACGGCAGCACCGAGGACACTTCCGCTGGCAATTGTCAGCGCATTAAGGTTTGAAGTGCTGGCGGGGTCAACGTAATACCCAGTGTTATTGCTGTCATAGAAAATGGGTGCGCGGACATCGACGCTGTTTGTCGCAGATGAACCGCTTGGCATCGCGTAGTTTGTGTAATTGGTGGCGTTAAGGTTGCGCTTCCATGCAGACCATGAACCGCTGCCACCTACGTTTGATGGGTTTCCAGCGCGACTAATTATGTCGCCAGTTCCATAATCAAAATAAAGCTGTCCAATGGTGTCACTGCCACCATATACCGTCAGCATTTGCCCATAGTCACCGGGCCTGTTTGTTTCGGCAGCGTTTATCCTATAAAAACCGCTAGTCGTAAGCGTGTTGATATCCACGTTGCCGCTATTGGCTCTTGTAATGTTTGAAACAGTGGCAGCATTTCCTGTGATTGATATGCCCCAAGTTCCAGATGCGCCTGTTCCATTCGGCTGCGGAGGCGTGTAGCCAAGCGCCGTGGTCACATCACCGCTGGACAGCGTGACAGCGCCAGTGCGCGTGTTGAAGCTGAGGACACCAGAGCCACCGCCAACCTCAATGATGGAGGCCGTGCCATTGTCCTTGCGCATATAGAGTTTGCCATCAAACGTGTTGATGGCGAGTTCGCCCAGCCCAAGGTCTGCCAAAGTGGGTGCTTTGCCGGAAACTGCGCTGCGCTTAAACTTCAAAAGTGCCATGTGGCTTCCCCTTCTTGGCTATATAGCCGGGATTATGATTTAGAACGTGCCGAGATCAACCGTGCCGACAGCAAGGGTCACAAAGCCATTGCCAGCGTCTTTTGTCCATTCCATTGATGAGTTGAGGCGGATGACGCCATTGGTGCCGTCAGTCCCCCAGATATAGCCAGCAGTTCCGCCAGCAACCACGGCAACCTTTTCGTCAGTGTCACCATTGGGAATGTTGAGCGCCGTCTTGAAGTCGGCAATCGTGATTTTCTTGGCCTTGATACCTGTGGCGCTTGCGTCATGGATCAGCAGCAGATCGGCAGCGCCGTCAACTGCACCAATGGAGCCGAGGTCATCAACGGCTGGCACAACTGGCTGCGATGTGGTCGCATCAATTGCAATGTGCATTGTTGAGCGATCAGTGGCGAAATGCTGTTCACCTGCCAACATACCCGATGTGGGTAGGTTTGCTTTAAGACCGCGCTTAATTTGAATACGAGCCATGCTTCTAATCCTTAGTTAAATGTGCCGCCGTCCAAGATGCCGGGGGTGTTGCGCCAAAGCCCTGATGGGCCATCATACTGCAAAATGTCCAGATTTAGAACACCTGAGATAGCGACATCATGGATTTCATCCATCTCATAGCCGTTTTGAACCTTCACGAATAGCTTACCGTGATTTTGGTGAGCATATTCCACCACGGCCACATAAACCAAGTGAGCGGGTGCGTGAGGCTTTGTCGCAGTCATGCCGCCCGGTGTGGTTGGGCTTAGATAAAGCTGTTGGCCGTCCGTATAGGCGGCAGTGTCAACATCACTGATATAGCCAAAACTGACCACATAGCCTGTTGCCTCATTGGCGATTGTTTCTGTGGTCAGGCCAAGCGTCTGCGCGCTGGTGGCGTCCGATGTCGCAAGGGCAAGCGAGATGGTCGAGGTCTGCCCAGTTGCCCCGCTGATATAGACAACAGTGCCTTTGGGGATGGCAGCGCCAGTGCGATTGCGCACAAGGGCAACCACGTTTGTGGTCGGGCCACCGCCGCCACCGACAACGCTCAGGTCAACTGTGGTGTCCGTTTGACTGATGGTGACGGTGCCATCCTCAGAGGTGATGGATCGGATGCCTCCACCTGCACCACCGAAGCCGCCAATCCTTGTCTTGGGCAGTTCAATCTGAAACTCTTGCCCATCTGTCAGGGTGATCCAGAATGACGTTTCATCACGCTGCTCAATAAGAGCAATCCCAACACCATCAAGGCCAGCAGCACCATCATTCCCGTCACGGCCATTGCGGCCATCAGAGCCAGCAGCGCCATCGGCACCATCTTTGCCATCAGCGCCAGCAGGGCCGCGCAAACTTTCCCTGTTAATCTCAAACCAGAGGTCAACGGCGATCTGGATTTCCTGCTCAGTTGGTGCGCGCCCTGCTGCACCGTCTGCACCATCTCGCCCGTCTGCGCCGTCTGCTGGCTGCTGGATGTTGTCCTGTAGCCAAGCAACAGCAGCAGCTTTGATTTGTTCGTCCGTAATAGGAGGTGCATCATCGCCACGTTCCCCTTGTGGGCCAGCTTCACCTTGCGGCCCCGGCATCATAGGACGCGAGGCAGCATCGTTCACCCGCTGATTAAGGGCTGCAACCGCCTCTACAAGTGAGGCAATGATTTCCTCACTGACCGCCACGGCTTAAAGCCCCAAACGGCGGCGGATGTTTTCCATCAAGCCCTGCTCTTGAACCTGCTCATCGCTTGGCTCAGTTGGCAGGTCTGGTGACTGTTGGTCAAAGCTAGGCCCCGCATCCGCAAGCTGCGCCTCATACTCCTCAAATTCCATCTCTGGATTGACCAGTTCGCCACGCTGCAAATTCTCAAACAGGACTGACAGCGGCATTGCATCGCCCTGATAGGCAGAGAGCAGTGCCGTGACCATCTGAGGCTGCATCCGCGCAGCACCAAAGTCAGTGTTGAGGACAAGGCTGGCATCGGCTGGCGCTCCAACCCATTCTGCCATCCAGTTGAGTGTGCGAGTGATGCTGTCAGAGGCAGCGCGGCTGATCGACGCAAGGATAGACCGCTCACCAGCGGTGCGTAGTTCGATGGTGCCGAATGCCTCATTGGTCTTTTTGTCATCAGCAAGCATCCGAGCGCCAAGGACAGCCATGCGCTGCTCCTTGTCCTTCATGGCTTCGCGCAGCGTCTTGAGACCGTCACCCTTAAACTCAAGATATTCAGCCTTAGCTGACGGATCAGGGAAAACCCATGCCGTCATTGAGCCGACAGATAGCGCCTGACCTTCACCAAGCTGGACGCCAGCGACATAAGGGGTCGGCAAGCCAGTGAAGTGCAAGCCATGCTCATAATCCGCGCTGTTGCGATAATGACCAAGGTTGGTGTCCACCAAGTCAAGCATGGGAGGCTTTTGCACATCCGCTGATGCGCTGTTGGCACCAAGGATGACAAACGGGATGAAGTTCATCCGCTGCCCCCGTTTGAGTGGGAAAACTTCGCTCAGGACGTTATCGTTTTCATCCATGACCCGCTGGCGATAGCCCTCATTGGTCAAGTCAAGGACGCGATAGCGGGTGGTTTCTTCCACCTCAAACTCATTCTTTGCCTGATTGGCCGTCTCACGCAAGACAACCAATGTCAGAACCTCAGCGCCATTGATGTGGCTGACGCGCCAGTTGATAATGCTTTCTGCTGAATACCAGCGCAAGAATGGGCGGACGTTGAGCGCCTCAGCCATTGCCACGGTCAGGCCATTTTTCTTAACCTGAGGAAAGTCAGCCATGATGCCAACCCGGCCAACCGCAAGCTGCTGG